CGAAGAGGGGTATGTTCCCGGAACTGTTTATACTGCGGATCAAATTGGTCAAGTAAGTCCGGACGCCCAGTTTGCACCGCCCGATTATCAAGTTGCGGGCTTGTCGCAAAACCAAACGGACGCGGCTGATCTTGCGGCTAGAGGCGTGGGGTCATACCAACCCTTTGTTGAAGGTGGTTTGCAAGGTATTCAGCAGGGTCAGTACACTACGAGTCAAGGTATCGGGGCCACTAGGCGGGGCCTTAACGTCGCAAACCAGTTTGGTCGTCAAGGTATCGGAGATATACGTCGCGCCGCCGCCGCTGCAACACCGGGTTTGCAAGCGTCCACTTTTGGTGGTTTACGTGAAGCTCAAATTGCACAAAATATTGCGGGGCAAGGTTTAGGTTTTGCGCGGTTAGGAACACAGGGCGCTATGGCGGATCTTCAGGGATCCTCTTCGCAAGCCGCAATGCAGGCGGCAAGAACGGGTCGTCAATTAGGTCAGATAGGTCGCGGCGCTCAAGATATTGCCGCGCAAGCCCGCATGGGCGGGCAAAATGTTCTGGGTCGTCAAGCTATGGGACTTGCTCGTGCGGAAGACACGATGGGTCAAAATGTGGCTCGCGGTCAAGCGCAAATGGGAGAAGCCGTAGACCGCGCTCGTGCGTCTACTGGGCGAGCAACAGATGCTCTCTATGGCGCAGGCGACGCGTCTCGCGGGATAGCCGCAGACGTCACGGGCCGCGCTCGTGGGCTACAAGATCCTTTAGAAGGTCGTCTTTTAGGTTCAACTGCGGGCGGACTTGGCGAAGCGCAACGCGGACAGATAGGCGCAGATGAAGCCGCTCGCCTTGCGCGTATGTCTACTGCGCGGTCGCAGGAGCAATTGGGCCGTGCCGCAGAGTTTGGCATGGGAACAGCGCAATCGGGTATTGCAGGCCTTATGGGCGCATCCGCAGAGTTTAACCCGTACTCTGCTTACCAGTATATGAACCCGTTTGAAGATGTTGCCGTTCAGCAAGCTTTGCGGGACATTCAGCGTCAGGGAGATATACAGGCCCAGAACGTGGCGGCACAGGCGGTGCAGTCCGGGGCCTTTGGGGGAAGTCGTCAAGCTGTCGCAGAGGCGGAACTGGGCCGTAACGTTTTGGAACAACAAGGCCGGACCGCGGCTCAAATGCGGCAAGCGGGTTTTGAAAGTGCGGGCCAGAGAGCGCAGACGGCTTTCGAACAAGCGCGTCAACGTCAGATTGCGGCAGCACAAACAACGGGGCAGTTGGGTCAGGCGGGTGCCGGAACTTCTGCGCAGGCTGCGCAAGCCGCGGGACAGTTAGGTTTGGGCGCAGAACAACTGGCTCAAACAGGAGCCTTGCAAGGGGCACAATTGGGCTTGTCCTCCAGACAGTTTGAGGCAGCTAACGCAAAAGCAATTGCTGACACTGGTTTGAGTATTGAACAACTTGCGTCGCAAACTGGCTTGCAGGCACAACAGATTGCCGGAAACTTTGCACAAGCAGCGGGCCAAATGGGTTTACAGACAGAACAGATGGCGGCTCAAACGGCGGAACGCGCTGCTAATCTTGGCATGACCGAAGCGCAATTCCAAGCAGCTAACCAGCAAGCTTTGGCCTCTACAGGCATGAACGTGGAGCAGTTATCGGCTCAAACGGGCATGAATGCCCAGCAACTTGCGGGTCAGTTAACAACGCAAGCGGGTCAAATGGGCATGGACGCTGCGCGTATTCGCCAAGCGGGTGCGCAACAAGCGGGTGCGTTGTCACAAGGTCTTGGTTCACTAATGGGTAGCACCGCGACGAATATGGGTCAGTTAGGGTTGTCCGCCCGTCAGCAACAGGCCTCAAATGCCGCACAGCAAGCGCAAATGGGTATTCAACAAGCTGGACTTGGTGAGTTAGAACAAGCCATGCGTAACCGCGACGTAAGCTCTTTGATGCAGACGGGCGGAATGCAGCAAGCGCAGGACCAATCAGTGTTAGATGCTACCCGCCTAAGCAACATGCAGCGGTATCAACAACCATTCCAACAGCTAGGGTTTTTGTCTGACGTATATGCAGGCATACCAACGTCGCAATCGACACAAACTATGACGTCCGGAAGCAGCGCGTCACCATTTATGCAGGCAGCAACCCTTGGCATAGCGGGACTTTCCGCCGCTTCGGGCGCTCAGAATGCGGGGATTTTATAATGAACGAAGGTTTTAAAGCACTTCCTGAACAGGTGCAGCGTAAAATTAATCCTGAAATGGCGGAGCAGTTTATGGGCGGGGGAGCAGTTTTGCAACGTCCGCTTTTCCGTCAGATGGGCGGACCTGCACAGCCCATGCCTCAAGATATGATGCCCGCGGCCCCTGCTTCAATGCCCGAAGAAGAGCTTATGCAGGTCGAGGGATCAATGGAGCAAGTAGGTCGCGATTATGTGGGCCAAATGATGGGCAACATTGACGCTGCGGAAGATGTAACAAGTATGATTGACGCGCTACGAGGAAACGAAGCGCCTATTGAACAACGGTACGCGGAGCTTGCGCAATTTGTTGGAGAAGCCGATGCGGGCCGGACGCCGGAGAGTGTTTTGGCGATGGTGCAGCCCACTATAATGATGACAGAACAAGGTGTGGTAGACAGCGGCATAGGGCAGTTAATGCAGGGCATAGCTTCTTCCGAAATGGAAGATGAGATGGGCAGAGCTACTGAAATGGGTCAGGGCGTAGGCGAACTCATGGCACGGGGAGCGGGCAACACTCCACCCGTAAATTTTAATCAAGGCGGAGAGGTTGCGGTCCGCAAGTTTCAGGCCGGAACACCTGAAACTGGAAATTTATCCCAACCGTCAGAACTAATGAGTTTAAACCCCTATCTTCAACGGGCGCAATCCGCTCGCGAAAATATTTTGGGTTCTCCTGCGGAACGTGCCGCACAGTTAGACGAACAGAAAAAACTTTCTAAGGCTCAAATGTTTTTTGATCTTGCGCAAACGGCATTGGCCGCAGGCGCTCCTACTGACCGTCCCATGTCCGCGGCAGAAAGAATTATTAATGCAACGCAGCAAACACAGTTTTTTGATCGTTTAGGTCAGCGGGCTTCTGATTTCCAAGCAAGCAAAGATTTGCAACGGCAACAAGACCAACAGATGAGATTAAGCGCGTTGGATTCCGCTGAGAAATCATTGGCGGCGCAAGAAGAGCGCGGAGGCCGCATGGCCTTGGAGGAATTAAAAATCGAGGCGGACAATCAACGCCTTGATAAGCAACTTGAAGCACAAATCGCGGCTGCAACAACAGCCTTTGATAGGCAGGGGATTTTAAATGAAAAGTCCGCGGAATATGAAGAGCGCATTGCTAATCTTAGGATAAGTGCAACTGCCGCAGAGGGAACGGCTAATCGCAAACTGCAAGAACGCTTACAAACCGCAGCTAATTCACTCCAAGAAAAATTAGTCGGTCTAAGAGCCGACGCTAATCTTGGTAACTCTGTTGCGATGTTTAACCTGCAAAGCGCACTTGATCTTGAAAAGATGGAGATGGGTCAAGAGTTTGAGATAGCCAAGATGAACACCATGCAGGGTTATGAAACCATTGCGGCTGAAAAGCAGATGGCGTTTACGGCGGCACAGAATGCGTTAAATCGCATGGTAACTCGCGGAGAGGGTGCGAAGAACCGCAGCTTCCAAGCTGAACAAAAGAATCTGGACCGCGAGCTAAACAAAGAATTGACAGAATTGGGTTTAGATGAAACGGCAAAGAGCCGTGTATTGTCTCACGCTCAATTTATGATTACCTCTGCGCAAAAAGACCATCAGTTGCTGCAAGGTGATGAACAGCTAACCTTGAACAACGCTATTGCAGGGGTAGATGCTCAGTACAAAGCTGAAAAACTGGCTCTGGAAAGAGAAGCAATGAATGTTGTCAAGCTGGGCAGCGATGCAAAGAGTGATCAAATCAAGTATATCACTAATGCAGAGCGCCTTAACCAGTATGCCAACGGCGAGCTTGGAGACAATGCAACCACCTTTGAACAGGCCATACTAGACTACATGAAGCCCACTGAAACATGGGATTCTGCATTAGGTAAATATGTGCAAGGCAAGTCTCCGGACCTTGCGCCGCGGGTTAAGAAAGCTATTCAGGCGGGAAGCCCAGAGTTCTTTAATCAATTGTTTGGTGGAGGCGGCACTCCTGCGCCAGCGATTGCCGCGGACGACGGACCTATTGATCTGTCTAAAAAAGCTCCGGACCTTATGACTCCAGATGGAAAAGTAAATCTTAAGTCCCCCTTGTTTGATCGTGCGGACCCAACTTTGTTTAAGCCAGAGGTTGATTATTCGATGGCAATCGGGGCTTCTCGTGTGATCCCCGGTGTAAGTAAGGCTTTTTCTGAAGGTGCTTCCGAATTTGGAATTGGTGAAGGAACCGGACCAGAGGGACAAAACCTTTCTCAAGCACAAAAAGATCTAACAACCTTGGCAAACCGTTTGTTTTCTTTGACGGTAGACAAGTCTCACGAGGATCGCGTGTTAAAAACAGTTCAAGAGAAATTGGAGAAAGAAGTGGATGGGATCAGACCCGGCGGCTTCTTGCTTAAAAACGATGCTGATGCTTTGGCGGGATTAAAAACAATGGCTAGTTCTTTAGCTTTAATTATTGAGCTTAACGCTACCAAAGTACCAGAGTTTGGCGGAAACGCAGAAGGTTACAAAACTGAACAGGTTACACGCGCTCGTGACGCTATTATTTCTTCTGTGCTGGTCTTGAACGAAGTTCTTGCTTTCCAAAAGCAGTTTGAAATGAACGTTTCTGGGGCGATGGATAGAACTGCTACAGATCAAGGTGTGGACGCCGCAGTAAACTTTTTAGACAACTTAGTTCCAAAACAATAGTGGATTTGTAAGATGGCAGAACAAGGACCACAACTTACTGAAGGCATAACAAGCGTTAAACAACAGTTCACAAAAGAACAGTTTGACGAAGCCTTGCAAAAGTTTGGAGCTAATAACTTAGCTAGAGCCCTGACGCAAAGGGCTTCTTCTTTAATGCCTGACGAATATAAGTTTACGTTTGAAGACTTTCAAAGCGGTGACGCCCCGATCCTTGATCAAATGCCAATGTTTCGGGAAATGTCTAAAGACGACAGACAACGTTACTTTGGAGACGTAAATTCTTTTTTCAGTATTTTCTCTAATGTAGAAGATTTTGGCAAATATGATCCGTCAAGGGCATCTAAACCCGGTATGGAAGCCGCTGCCGACAAATTTGCTAGGAACATCCCTATCGGAACATTTATGGGCGAGGGGTTGTTGGTCGGATCGCGTCTTGCAAAAGGTGTTGCGGAAAAAATACCTGTTCGTGATCCCAGAGCCTTACTTTTGAAGCTGGGGATTTACGGCACAGGGGCTACTTTAGGCGCAGTTGGGGGCGCGATGGTGGGCCAAGAGGCTTCTGACTTTATTTTTGGTGAAGAGCAACCGGTAAGCCCTTCTTTGCGAGCTTACCAAAACTTTGGGGAAACCACAGGACTTACTATTAACCCCAGCTTTTTATCACAAACCCGTCGTTGGACTACCGATAAAAACTGGTTGGGAGCCTCTAACTTCTTAGAAAACTTCAAAAAAGTTACACGCGACAGGTGGCCCGGTTATGGCAATGCGTTTGATCTTACAGGAGGAGCCGCTGGCCTGTCGGCAAGGCAACTAGAAGTTGCGAGAAACGCGCAATCTGGATTACTTATTGATCGTACCAAAGGGCCGACTGGCGTTAGAGTATTGTCCGCGTTTGAAAAAGCGCTGCCCGCGGCCCAAGAGTTTGCAGTTAAGAATCCTTACTTTACGCTAGGGTTGGATGTGTTTTCGGGTGTAGGTGCAGGCACGGGTGCTTTTGTAGCAGAGGAGATGGCCCCCGGATCTAATGGAACGCGGTTGCTTCTGGAATTAATAGGTGGTGGTCTTCCGGGGCCCGCGGTTGAGCTTTCAACACGCGGGGGAGCCGCAGGCTTTGACAAATTGAAAACCGCCTTTATGCGTTATTATTTGGACAGAGAAGGCGCAATGACGTCTGCCCAAGAAAAGCTGGCGTCTAACCGTATTTACAGCGCACTAGAGCAGGCTACGGAATCGGACACCAATCAAATAGATTTGTTACTTGGAATAATCGCGGAAGAAGCTGCGCTTATTGAAGACGGCACTAAGTCCAGCGTCAGTTTGGCCGCGGCGGCTAAAGGGAGCAAACTTGCTCCTGCTTTGGTTCAAATCGATCAGATGCTTTCAAAAGGTCTTAACGAACTTTCCGTTACCTCAAAAGCGGGCAAAGAGGCTTGGATACAGGGCGCTAAAAACAAAATACTGGAGTTCCAAAACTCCGGTGATCCTACGCTTGTGGCAACGGCAAATCTATTACAGAAGGGTTTGTTTGAAGAAGCTTTAGCTGGAGAAATGCAAAGTCGCGTAAACCGCATGTACAGTGCTTTGAAAGCTGTTGCGGGAGACGATCCTAATAATCTGCAAAAATACCCTGTCGCGGACATGCTGTACCAGCGTCTCTCCACTTTTGTTTCCGATACGAAACAAATGGAAAGAGACTTCTGGAACAACGTAACTAATTTTGAGTTGACTGAATTTAGAAACGCCAACGGCGAGTTGCAAGATTTACCCAACACTGTTCAGATTTTTGACACTCCAAAGAGCCAAGGTGGTCTTCAGTTCCCATCTCAGACAGGTCGCGCAACCTTTTTAGCGGCGGCTCCAAAAGGGTTGGCTAAAGACTTAACAGAGATTTTTGAATACTTCGGACAAAGCTTTGACGATGTGTTTCCAGAAATTGCCGAAGAAGCTAGTGAGCAAATGTCTGGTCGTTTGCGCACGGCACTAAGCAGTTTTGAGGAAACTCAGGATGCTTTACGCGGAACAGATAGCTTTAATGTGTTGCAGCGCGACATAGAGCGCGTCAACCAAATGGATAGTGTTGATGAGAAGGTCACCTATCTACGCTCGCAGGCTGAAATGCTGAAGTCCAACGCCAGAGATTACGACAATCCGCGCACGGTCCAAAGACTAGGTACGGCCCTTGATCGTTTGGCTACCGTGGAGCAAGCACGGGCTCAACAAGAGGCCACTGATTTAGCTCAGAGCGTTGTGCCCGGAGAAGAAGCTCCAAACCCAATGACCTCAGAGCGGTTGATTGAAATACGGTCAAAACTTTTAGAAGCGGCGGGTAATTTAAGAAGCGGGACCAACAAGCGCGGTAATAGCGATACCGCGGAGAAGCTGGACCGCCTTGCTAACGCGGTTCTTGACGACGTTCTTAGCGCAGACACGGACGCTGCGGATTACAATGCCGCTCGCGCCTTCACGTTAGCACGGCGTGATTTGACACAGAGAACCTTTTTGGGGGATCTTGGTAATGCAGACCCGCTTGGCAGACCGCGGGTCACGCCTGAAGGCATGTTGGATTATATGTTTAAGGGTGGAAATGATTCCGTTCTGCGTCGGTTTAATGAGCTTGAAACTGTAAATCAGTTTATTAGAACTCAGATGGGACTGCCTGAAAGCGACGCTGCGGAGTATGCGGGAGACGTTGCTAACGCTTACGAAAACGCTTTTCGGTACACTGCTTCTAAAATTATGGTGGATCGCCCTGATCCAAACGATCCAAATCAAACCATTAAGATGGTTGATCCTAAACGTCTAAGAGATTTTAAAGCGGATCCAGCAAATCAACAGATTTTAGCAACGATGCCTAACTTGGCTAAAGATCTTAAAAGTGCCAGCAAAGCACAGATGTTGTTTTCCAGCATAGATCCGGATAAATTTTTTAAACAAAACCCTGAAATGAAAGCTTTTGAGTTAGCGGCTAATCTTGGAACAGAAAAACCGGGTAAAGCGGTTGCTAAAATAATGGGGCAGGACAATCCGTTTAGGGATCTTAACTTCATGTTAAATGGGGTTCGTAATGAACAGAAAGCCCGCATTTTGCAAAACGGAGAGGTAAAGGTAACCACTAAGCCCCGCAAGAATATCTTTTCAGAGGATGGTACAAAGTTCACTGTTGGCGACGCTGAACAGGGTATGAGGTCCGCTATAATGAACTATGCCATCATGCGCGGCGGCGGAGATGGACTTAGCATCAATCCCAAAAACATCTTTGATACGTTGTTTACGAAACCTCCGGGGATCAAAGACGCTGACAATACGCTGATGAATTGGATGAGAAAAAATGACCTCGTGACTGAGGATGAAGTTACCATCATACGGCAATCTTTGCGTGAGATGATTAACGTTGAAGAAGCCTTTCAACAGGGCAACCTTGAGAACGTTTTGTTTAAGAACCCAACGCAGTCAAAGCGCACGGGTATTCGTATCTTAGGTGCTACGCTTGGTCAAAAGTCTCAAGAATCCCTTAACAACATGCTCAGTAAGATTGGTTTAGGTACTACGGGTGGTGGTATTGGCGGCGGCATGATTGCGGCAGAAGAAGGCTCGCAAGCCTTGCAAAACATCTTGCTGGTTGCACCAGAAACCGCCATTGTTAAAACAATGCAGAAAATGATGGAAGACCCCAAAAAGTTTTCTGAAATGCTGCTTGATATTCGTAATGCAAAGCAAGACGCTGCAAGCACAGAGCGTCTGAACAATTTGATGGCTGAGTTCGGAGTCAACCAATTAGCTAAACGTGATGCCGTAATTCTACGATCCCTTCTGCTAGAAGAAGAGGAGTTTGAGCCCGAAGCGTTACCAGAAGCCGTACCTTCCCAAGAGGAAACAACTCCACAAGATCAAAGAAACCTGCGCGGACGCAACAGACCACGTGATGACAGAAAGCCAATGCAGCTTAGTCCACAACCTTCCGCAGCTTCTCAAGGACGTAATGTCCCACGCTCGCAGCCTGTAGGTACTCCCACCACTCAGGCGGCTCTCCCCGCCCCATCAGTTAGCTCCAGTGGGGCGGGGACGAATCCACAGGTGCGTCAAACATATGCCGCACTGTTCCCTAATGACCCCATATCGGGTATGTTGGTTCAACAACCACGGACCTTCCGCCGTGGCGGTATTGCTAGTTTAATGGAGTAAACTATGGCTACGTTTAGTAATAAAGATTATTCTGGTCCTTTTTCAAGCAAGTACGAAGAAGATGAAGCGCTTTCAGGAAACCGTGGTAACCAAGCGAGGCACATGGCGACACAAGCCCGTCACAGTCAGGGCCTTACGGGCAGCGGACGGATTGACACTTCCGCCTTTGGCAGGAATCGCGATGTTTTTGGAAATGATCAATATGAAAAGGCTACGGATAATCCTCTTAATTCTTTAATTCGCTTTGCCAATAGACCGCAAACCAATTTTTCGCAGTCTAGTGGCGCACAAATGGCTACAAATCAATTTCGCCCAGAAATGTTGGAAGAACAAGCCCCCGCAAACCCTACACAAAGCGGCCTTGGAAGTTTTTTAAATCGGTTTGGACAAGATGTCCAAATGGGCCTGTCTAACATATTGTCAGGCGGAGCTTTTCAAAATGACCCCAATGAACAAATTAATCGTTTAGTAGAAAGAGGGTATTCCCTCAGTGACGCGGCTGATTTTGTAAACAGTACGCAGAGAACGATGGAGCAGAATAATATTCAAAGAGCATTGTATGGGGATACTTCTGATCCATCATCCAGCGTTCTGAGTGGGGACGAGGGAACTGGCTTAGGAGACATTGTGATGGACGGAACAGGTGACGGGGGAACAGGTGACGAGGGAACAGGCGTACCTAGCAGCACAGACTTTCGATTTTTTGGAGGTTATAATCCCGTCTCGCGCTCCGACGTTCTTGTGCCGTCTACGTTTCGGCAGGACATAAGGAGGCCTGATGCACGTTTAGACCCGGTTTTTCCGCAACGCCCTGACGGTGGTGATTATAGACCATTGCCCATAGATAGAACAGACCCCATTTTTAGAGAACAGCCTAGTGATCAAGGCTTTGATTTTGGTGCTCCTGCAAATGTGGGTGACACGTATTTTGATCCTGAATTAAATACGACGTATGAGTATACGGAAAAGCCTAATGGCAGAGGCGGAACGTATCAAGGCTGGGATATTGTGTCGGGCACGGGTGGAACTGTGGGTTTGTTTGGAGCGCAGCCTGAAAACAAGATTTCTGCGGGTATAATGGCCGATCCACAGATGCCGGGTCCGGGTCAGTTTAGCACGATGCAAGAGTTGATGGATTATCAACAACAATTTCCGTCGCTAAACTTGATGGGCGAATACAAACGCTTAAGGAACGATCCTAATTATCGGGGTGACGGAACAAATTTTGGCATGATTGAAAATAATTCTTATCGTCCATCTGGAAATCCTTTAATAAACAGGGACATGTTTGCTCAAGGCGGAGTAGACCGCCTGTTTGGTAACGAGCAAGCGCCGCCGTACATGTACCAAGGTATTATGAGCTAATGGCTGACGTTCCCGCACCAGTAGAAACCAACCGCGGCCCACGGGTCCGGACAAATTCCAAGGGCCTTGGTTCGTTTATTCCGCCAGAGCTTAAAGAAACAGGTCGGCAGGCTTTAAACCTTGCTTCTGCTATAGATCCTGTCCAAGGTATTCTGCGGGGTATGAGTGCTAGTGGACGCGCCGCAGATACAGATCTAAGTCCGGAAGAACGCAGAGCCGCCTTAATAGAAGCGGGTATTGAAACCGCGGCTCCTTTGGCCATGATGGGTTTAGGCTCGTTAGCCAAGCAACCCGTAAAAGCTACTGTTTTGGATATTCTTACTCCAACGGGTGCGCCGCAAGCTGTGGTAGACGATGTTTCAGATCCTAGCCGCCGTGCGTTTATGAAAGGCGCGGTAGCTACGGGAGGCATTGCAGCCATTGCTCCAGACGTAATCACAGAAGCTTTGGAGAGAGTTCCTGCGGCGGTTAAAAAGCTTAAACCTATTCCGAATCCTATTGATATTTTTACCCAAAACATGAAGATTTTGCGCCGTGAGATGGAAGAGGCCTACGACGCTGCGGACGATATGCCGTATGGTTCTACCATGAGCCGCGACTACGACGAAGCATCCGCAGAAGCCTACAACGAAGCTATACAGAATGCTGAGAAACTTGCATATGATTTAGACGCAACTACAGAAATGGATTTGCGCGAGCTTATTTCTGATATTGGGCCCAAACAAATTGCTGAAGCCGCGGATGAGTCGTTAGAAGAAATATCTCAGGCTTTGACTGACTTTAGAATGGTCAGTGAGGATGAGTACATTGAACAGATGATCCCGCTCGCAGAAGAAATACAACGCCGCGGTTTGTTAGAGGTTAAAGACAACGGCATATTCCAATATCCGTATGCTCGTACCGTCGTAGAAGACGTCGAAGATTACCGTGTTGGTGAAAACAGAGCTAGGAATAACTCCGCGATTATTGACAGGCCGCGGGATCTTCAAATGACGGAAGGCGACAAATATGTAACTTCTAATCAACAACCATTAAAACAGGAACAATTAAGAAACATAATAATTAAAGGCGAGGCCGACGGCGAAAGTGTCGAGGCGATAAACAAAAAGGTGGTGGACGCTGCAACGCGCTTGAAAGTTCCTTACCCACAAAGAGCCTTTGAGAACCCAAAGGTAGAGTATGTTAATACCCAGACTATTGCGGACAACGTAGCTCAATTTAACTTTCCGCGTTATGACGTTGGTAAGTTTGGTGGGGATTTTGAAAGCGGTGACATGGCGAACATGCCGGGGGTGCTGGAGAAATTTCAGGCTTCCGGAAAAGAAACGCTTAAAGAGAATATTTTTAACGAGGGCATCAAAAAACCAATTGAGATTGAAGTCGTTATGTCAAACGGTGGTATTAATATTGGTCAAGGACACCATCGTTTGCAAGCTGCACTAGAGCTTGGGATTCCAGAAATACCCGTAATTGTGACCACAAAAGCTAACCCTCGCGCAAAAGGTATGGAAGTTATGCGGTCTGCAACTTTGGACACTTCTGGTTTAAAAACGGGGCAAACCTATTCTTTTTCTGAGCTTGGCTTGAAACAACGTTTAAAAACACCAAAAGAAACACCGGAAGAAATTCAAGCCCGTGGTGGCACGGTATTTAGCGATTTCAACACTGGCGATGTTTCTGACAGAAAGTTTCCTCAATATGAAACACCCATGCGCGAAGGCTTCTTTCGGGTCATAGATGAAAAAGCCGACGGCGGCGAGATGCGCAAGGGCGTTGGTTCGTTGAGCGAGACTGCCCGTCGTATGAACGAGGGCGGGGAGGCTAAAATAGATACAAGAAGCGGACAAGAAGTAAGGCAATCTATTAGAGACGCTTTAAAAAATCTCAATGATACAGAAATTCAAGACCAGTGGGGGAAATCTCGTAAAGAGTTAAAGACGGCGTTAGACATGCTGATTTTACAAGAGTACCACGGTGAATATGAACCTCCCGTAACTCAAGGAGTAGGATCACTTAGTGAAACGGCCCGTCGTATGAACGAGGGCGGCGAGGCTAATATAAACTATTCTTTAGGGGATATTGAGTACCGCGTTGATTTAGAGCCGCACATGGACCCGTTGGCGGAGATGGGTTTCGACGTTAATAAAATTGATTACGACATGATGTATGATCGCTCAAATGATAGGTCGCAGGGTTCTCATTTTAACCCTAACAATGATAGGATACTAATTAGTCCGGAAGATTATTCTTCAAAAGGAGTTGCGGCCCATGAAATGCGGCATCGTGGTTTAGAAAGGCTTTTTCGTATTGTAGAACAGGGGTATCCTACCGCGAAAAAGTTAGGCTTATCTAAAGAAGATTATTTAAAAATTCTTAGACTGTATAAGTTAGAGCAACAGCAAGACCGTCAGCGTCGTGTAAACGATCCTGATTTTGACTATTCCGATTACGCGCATGAGAAAATTGCGGAGGGTTTTGAAAAGGATGAAACAATCATCCGTGGTGCGAAGTATTTTTTAAACAATCCTAATGCGCCTGTTTTTACTTTTGACCGCAAAGAGCGTCGTCCAACAACGCCCGCGGAACGTTTGGCTTTAATGCAGGATTTAGTGCGAGAAAACGCCATGTCTGGGGGACAAGCTTTTGGTCCGGATTTAGCAATTCAGAAATCAATTACTTCGCCAACTTCTATGGAAGCTTTTAGGGAAACAGGGGGCCGTGCGGAAATAGATCGATATTTAGACGAAGGTCCGCAAAACACACCTGAAAACATTGTTGAATTTGCCGAGCAGGCTTTGGCGGCACAAAGGTATGCTGACATAATCAACGAAAGAAATAAAACTATTATGCGAAATTCTTCCGAATATGCGATGGGCGGCGAGGTATCCGGCCCGCCTCCGGATCGCGGTCCAACGCCACAGGGAATAGGATCACTTAGTGAAACAGCCCGTCGTATGAACGAGGGCGGGCCGTCCTCTATTGATGATGAAATAAACGCAATCGTGCCCTCTGTAATAATGGCAGAAAGCAGTAACGATCCAAAGGCAGTCAGTGAAGACGGAGCCATTGGGTTGATGCAGGTTTTGCCGTCCACGGCCATGAAACCGGGTTACGGGCTTCCAACCATCTTTGAGCTTGCTCGCGAACAAGGCTTTGTCGTAGACGAAGAAACCCCTGAGACAGCAACACAACTATTGTTCATGCCCGATCTAAACGTAGAGTTTGGCTCGCGGTATCTTAAAGCCATGCGCAACGAATACGATACGATGGAAGATGCGCTCCGCGCCTACAACGCTGGGCCCGGAAACTTTAACGATTACTTGGCTAAGGGTCGTGACTTGAGCGCATTGGACGATGAGGCCGTACAGTATCCGTTGCGGGTCGCCGCGGCAGGACAGGGAATAAACCCCAACGAGCCTGCGCAATACGAAGCGTTTACAGACTCTCCCGAAGCGTTTTCTACCTTTATGAACATGGCTTCAGAAGAGCGTCCGCCTGCTCCGCGCCCTCGTGCTAGACCTTCTGTCACGTATGACGGCCCACGGCCCATGCAGCGTCCAACGTTACCGCAGGAAATAATTGGGCAACCGCTTGCAGACTTAGCCCCGCCTCAAAACCTGCAACAAAAATATTCTCTGGAAGGGATTGAACAGATGCTTACTGGAACCAACTCCGAGCTTCTTCTCCCAAGACAGTTTCAGCAAGGTTCACCTTATTCTTCAATGCGGTAAGGATCTTTTCGTCTAGCGTATCCGGCGACACCATATCAATATAGGTGACAGTGTTCTTCTGGCCAATTCGGTGCGCCCTGTCCTCTGATTGCAGGCGTATCTCCAAATCGTAGCTATTGCTGAAGTAAATCACCGTCGTTGCGGCGGTCAGGGTAATCCCATAACCGCCCGTCTTTGGTTGGCCCACAAAAAACCGCAGGCGGTCCTCTGGATCTTGAAAGCGCTCAACGATTTGTTGGCGCTCTTCTTGGGGCGTCTCCCCGTAATAAAGTGCGACTGCTTCGGGCCCAAAGCAGTCGCGCAGGGCAGAATGTATCCGTTGAATATCGTGGGTGTACGATGCCCAAATTATACATTTTCCCTGAAGCTCTTCCGTAATGCTCATTAGCTCGTCCAGACGGTTACTGTCCAAGCTTCTGGTTTCTCCTATGTCAGGAGTAAAATGACCGCAGCATATTTGCTGCAAGCGCATAATCTGTGTCAGGACACTGGTAGTCGTGGCTAACTCTCCGTTGTCCAGTTGGGCCAAGGCCATGTCTTTCATCTGGTTATACAGCTTTCCCTGTTCCGCCGTGAGAGGCACGTAGCGCTTCGTGTAAAGCTTTTCGGGTAGGTCTAGGCATTCTGACTTCAATATGCGCGTACTGAAGCCTGTCAGGCGCTCGTTAAGCTCTTCTAAGCGTCTATACCCCACAATCTCTTGGAACGAGCGGTGACCCATCGTCTGTTGGCGTACTACAGCATACCTGTTCTGGAAAGCAAAGTAACTATTATAGCCCAAGGCCATTGGGGCCAAGAACGAGCACTGACTGAACAAATCCATAGGGCTCTTTGTAATGGGGGATCCCGTCAGGATGCGGCGGTACTTGGCAAACTTTTGCAGAACTTGGAGGTTTTTTGTACGCGCTGCCTTACGGTTTTTAATCGTAGTGCTTTCATCCACAATCATCATGTTGTTTGGGTTCTGGACAAGAAATCGTCCCGCAGTCTTTGCGCCCCGCTGCGTAGAAAAGGCTTCGACATTCATTACAAATATCTTCAGACCATCAAAGTCCTCCATGATAAACTCTTCTAGCATAGCCATGTAAGTTTTGGTTGTCTTTGGATCCCAACGCACGATGCTGCGCGTAATGCTCTCCGGTAAGTGCGCAGGAAACTCACCCTTCACCCAGTTATCGTACACGCCCTTTGGAGCTATGACCAAAGCCGCATCCAGTTCGCCCTGCTCATAAAGAAGTCCAATGTTATCAATGGCTACCTTGGATTTACCTGTACCCATTTCCATAAACAAAGCATAATACTCCGCAGCCCACGATTCGTTGAGCGCATCCGCTTGGTGTTTAAAAGGTTTTGTTTTAAAGTTGTAGTTCTGCATCTTTTTCTCCTTGACTATGGGATAAGATACAACTATATGGGAATATGTCAAGGCTCGTAAAAGGAGTCTTTAACCACGAAAAACGGAAAATGAAAAATGAATGATATATCGGAACTAATGGAAGCGGACTTTGAGTCCAATTTCGCAAATCCTCTTGAAAAAACCAATAACTCAGCTTTGTCCACAGTGTCAAAGTTGGCTCGTGCTATCAAGGCCAAAGAGCAGGAAGTCCAGTCTCTGGATGACCAGCTTAAACTTGCCAAAAAAGAATTGCTCAAGTTGACAGATGAAGAATTGCCTGCCTCTATGGCAGAGGTGGGTCTAGCATCATTCACCTTGGACGATGGTTCGGAAGTAAACATCAAGCCAACGTATGGTGCTTCGATTTTAGTAAAGAACCGTGAAGCCGCTTATGAGTGGCTACGCGACAATGGCTATGACGATATTATCAAGAACACAGTTTCTTGTAGTTTCGGCAGAGGCGAAGACGACAAGGCTTCGGCCTTTAAGGCTTTCGCTTCGAAAGAAGGTTATTTGGCTGAACAAGCTACGGGTATTCATTCTTCAACCCTTCGGGCGTTTGTCAAAGAACGTGTTGAAAACGGAGATGAATTTCCAATGGATTTATTTGGGGCGTATGTAGCACAACGCGCTGTTATTAAGAGAGGAAAAGCCTAATGGGTAAAGTTGCTAAGAAACAAGAAACAAATGTTGTAGAGTTTGATATCTCTATGATGGAAGCCGACGCAAGCGTTGGTGTTTCAAACATGGGCCAAGACGATCTGGCCCTGCCATTCCTTAAAATCTTGTCAGGGTTAGACCCCTTGCTTGATGAGTTGGATGAAGCCAAGCGCGGTGATCTATACAACACCGTCAGCGGTCAAATCTACAAAGGAAAAGAAGGCGTCATGCTGATCCCTTGTGCATACCAACGTCGGTTTATCCAGTGGGCTCCAAGGGGCGCAGGAACGGGGGCACCAATCGCTATCTTTGATACGGCGCAGGATTGCCCAAAGACAGAGCGCAGCAAAGACGACAACAAAGATTACGTTGTCGGCGGAGATGGCTCGTACATTGAAGAAACCCATCAGCATTTTGTAATACTGGTGGGCGCAGATGGTTCGGCGGAAACGGCTCTGATCGCCATGAAGTCAACCATGCTCAAGAAAAGCCGCAAGTGGAACAGCATGATTGCGTCCGCCACGGTTCAAGGCAAGAACGGTCCATTCACTCCACCGCGCTTTGGTTTTATCTATCGCGCAAAAACAGTGATGGAAGAAAACAGCAAAGGTAGTTGGCACAACTGGGAAATCTCGCGAGAGAAACAGGTGGACGATGCCGCGCTGTATGTTCGGGCAAAAGACTTCTCTACAACCATCGACACAGGTGATGTTGTGGTCAAGCACCAGAACGAAGAGGCGCAGAACAAGTCGGACGACGTTCCATTTTAATGCAACGGGCGGCGCAAGCCGCCCACCTTTTCTGAGGTATCAATGTCTGTCCAACAATTCTCAGCCATCTTTGATGGCCTGCAAGAGGCATACGGCACTTATCGCGTAGATAAAAAGCAGGCTAACGGGAAAAATACTGGCAAAGCACAAATCATTCGGGAGCCACGCTCCGCGAAGCTATGGCGGGAGCATCTTTCTGGTAAAGGTGCCTCAATGGGTATCATCCCCATTAACGCCGAAAACAAATGCAAGTGGGGGTGCGTAGACGTAGACCAATATCCCCTTGATCATAAATTACTGGTAGAAAAGATCCGCAGGCTCAAGCTGCCTTTGGTGGTATGCCGCTCCAAATCAGGCGGGGCTCACTGCTTTCTGTTCTCTATCGAATGGGTCGAAGCTTCTGACATGCAGAAGGCCCTGCAAAATATTGCCGCGGCCCTTGGCTATGGCGGTAGTGAAATCTTCCCAAAGCAAGTCAAGCTGCACCTTGACCGTGGAGATGTAGGTAACTTTCTTAACCTACCGTATTACGACGCAGAAGAGGGGCTACGCTACGCTATCTTAGATGACGGCACCTCTGGTACTCTGGAAGAGTTTTTGGCGCTGTACGAGGCGCATAAGCAAACACCGGAACAGATCGTCAATCTGCAAGTAACCCAAGAAAACGATAGCGAGGCCTTTGCCAACGGTCCGCCGTGCCTAAAAGCTTTAGCGCGTATCAAAATATCAGAGGGTGGGCGCAACAACGGCCTGTTCAACGTTGGTGTATATCTGCGTAAAGCGCACCCCGACACGTGGGAGACAGAAATCCTGCGCTATAACAACGATTACTTTGAACCGCCCCTGCCTCTTAACGAGGTCAACGTGGTCGCAAAGCAAGTGCAGCGTAAAGAATATGCTTACAAGTGTAACGATGCGCCCATCAATGCTTACTGCAACAAGGATCTATGCCGTACCCAACGGTTTGGTATCGGAGCCGCAGCGTCAGGGGTGCCCGTAGCAAACCTGCGCAAGTACAACTCCACGCCGCCTGTGTGGTTCTTGGACGTCAACGGTGAACCCTTAGAGCTAGACACCGATGGTCTAATGAACCAACCCTCGTTCCAACGGGCCTGCATGGAGCAACTTAATCTCATGCCGCACACTGTAGCCAAGCCGCAGTGGGAAGGGCGCATAAGTTCCTTGCTAAGAGAAATGGCAGAGAATGACAGTGCTATCGTAGAGGTCGCTCAAGATGCCAGTATCAACGGGCAGTTCTACGATTATCTGGAAGAGTTCTGTGTCTTACTGCAAACCGCGCAGGACAAGGAAGAAATCCTACTCCGCCGCCCGTGGACAGATGACGAAGAGCAAATGACTTACTTCCGTTTGAAAGACTTCGAAGCCTTTCTAAAAAAGAATAAGTTCTTTGAACTCAAGTCGCACAAGATTGCTCAACGCCTACGGGACATTAACGGCGAAAGCATGTTGCTTAAAATCAAAGGTCGCCCTGTCCGCGTATGGAAGATACCTGCCTATGACAACGGTGACGTCGAACTGGCTACTCCAATCTTTGCAGCGAAAGGGGAGGCACCTTTCTGATGTTTAGAATATTTGGACCGCCCGGAACGGGCAAGACTACCACTCTACTAAATATGGTAGACAAAGCTTTGGAAGCAGGCACCCCACCACAATCTATAGGGTTCTTGGCCTTTACCCGCAAAGCGGCAACAGAAGCAAAGGAACGCGCTGCGGCGCGTTTTCGTTTGGACCCACAAAAGGATCTGCAATACTTTCGCACCCTGCACAGCTTTGCACTCTCCCTGTCAGGAATCCGTCCAGAACAAATCATGCAACCTGAGAACTATAAAGAACTCAGCGAAGCAATGGGCATCAAACTGGAGACAGGTCGCGTCAATCAATTAGAAGAAGACGTCCAAGATGCCGTCAAAGCCAGTGACCCCATCCTTGGGCTCATCAACCTCGCGAGGCTGAAGAAGACTTCTTTGCGTAAGGAGTATAATCTTAGCAGCATTGAACACGATTGGAACACCGTCAACCATGTGGACCGCTCGCTGCGCTCCTACAAACACGAAAGCGGCCTTTATGACTTCACCGATATGCTGCAAGGTTTTATCGACAAGGGACACCAGTTCTGCCCGCGCTTTAACCTATGCTTTGTAGACGAAGCCCAAGACTTATCCCCCATGCAGTGGGACATTGCCCATCTGATAGAAGCCAAAACCAAGCAGATGTACTGCGCAGGAGACGATGACCAAGCCATCTACAAATGGGCAGGGGCCGACGTTGAACACTTCCTTGGTTTAGACGGCGGATCAGAAACGCTTAAACAATCCTACCGTATACCAGCAAGCGTTCACCGCGTGGCAGAAACAATCGCCCGCCGCATCCATCACCGTTACCCCAAGATATACAAACCACGCGAAGAAGAAGGCCAGTGCCGACGCGTGGCGCAAGTCGGGGAACTGGACATGAGCGAAGGCTCGTGGCTCATACTTGCACAAGCAGGATACCAACTACAGCCCGTGGCAACAGACCTGCGGTCCTTTGGTTATCTGTACGAATACCGCGGCTCACGGTCCATTGGTCAAAAACTAAGTGACGCCGTAAACGGGTGGACTGACCTACAACGCGGTAAGGAAATACCTATCGACACAGCCCGAAACATCTATAGCTTTATGTCTACAGGAAAACGCGTGGCACGGGGGTATAAGAAAATCAAAGGCGTTCCAGATGACGAACTGGTTAACATCGACGATCTGCAAATATCCCACGGCCTTATAGCCACAAAGGATATGATCTGGTCTGAAGCAATGGACCGCATTGCAGATAAAGACCGCGCCTACGTGACAGCATTGCTGCGCCGCGGAGAAAAGTTCAACGGCATTCCCCGCATTGTAGTGTCCACGATCCACGGTTCAAAAGGTGGAGAGGCGGACAACGTTGTATTGTTCACGGACCTGTCACCCGCTGCGGACAGTACCCTGCGAATTGCACCCGACGATGTTCATCGTGTTTTCTACGTCGGCGTGACGCGTACAAGAAAGAACTTGTATTTGGTGGAGCCTGAAGACGCGACAAGGAGTTATGATATATGAAAGTCTTCGAAGAAAAGTTGGGTCAGGCTATGGCCAAACTCGCTATCGTTGAAAATGCACGAGCCCGAAAAACTTGGGGAAACATGAACGCGTATAGCGCGGAGAAAAATCAAACAAACGGGTACAAAGGTGGCAGGCCAAAGTCGGATAAGTCTCTAAGACCGCTCAACCCCACCGCTCGCATGGTTGATAAAATGCTGAAAAATGGTTTGAACTGTGTTGAGATTGCGGATGTTTTAGACAAACACCCTGACACTGTGCGCGATATTAAAGCGCGATATGAATTACCAAGAGAAGAAAAAAATGAAACGTGATGAAATCCTTCAGACCGCGCAGGCCCTTATTAATGGGGAACGCGCCTCCGAATACGGTGATGCAAAACAGAACTTCCAAGATATAGCAGACCTCTGGTCCGTCTTTCTGGGTCGTCCGACAACGCGCCAAGAGGTTGCGGTCTGCATGGTTTTGGTAAAATCCGCACGGCTTATGAAATCCAACAAAGAGGACTCATGGGTGGACATCTGTGGGTATGCAGCTTTAGGAGGTGAGCAATGAACTGTTGGCACTGCAAAGCAAAATTAATCTGGGGCGGGGATGATGATGCAGAGGATGAGCCTGAATATGACATGGTTACCAATCTCTCATGCTCTAACTGCGATACGTTTGTATTAGTTTATTATAAGGAACCAGAAGATGAGCCTACAGATGGCAATGTTCACACCGGAGAATGAATGGGTTCCGCCCAGTGAACTCCCTGATCTTACTGGTGCCAAGCGCATTGCTATAGATTTGGAAACCAAAGATCCCAATCTAAAAAACGCGGGCCCCGGATGGGCCACCGGAGACGGTGAGGTAGTAGGTTATGCCGTTGCCACAGAGAACTGGAGCGGCTACATTCCTATTAGACATTTCGGCGGCGGAAACATATGCGAAAAACAAGCCAATCGTTGGTTAAAAAAAGTTTTCGAAAGCCCCGCAGAAAAAATCATGCACAATGCTCAATACGACGTTGGATGGGCACGGCGCATGGGTTTTACCGTAAATGGCAAAGTAATCGACACTATGGTCATAGCATCCCTGCTAGACGAAAACAGGTTTAGCTACACACTTAACTCTCTGTCGTTTGACCATCTGGGCAAGGTTAAATCCGAAAAGCAACTGATCGAAGCTGCAAAAGCATTTGGCGTGGACCCCAAAGCAGAGATGTGGAAGCTGCCCGCCATGTTTGTCGGCCCATATGCAGAAGCAGACGCGGAACTCGCACTGGAACTCTATAATTATTTCTCCGTAGAAGTTTCTAAAGACGGCCTGTCAAACATCGTGGACGTCGAAACACGGCTCTTGCCCTGCTTGGTGGACATGACTTGGCGCGGCGTCAGAGTAGATACGGACAAAGCAGAGCGCACACGTAACGCACTGCTCAAGCGCGAGAAAGAAATTTTAAAAAAGATAAGATCCACCGTAGGCTTTGACGTCGAGATATGGGCCGCGCAGTCTATCGCCAAAGCCTTCGACGAAGCATCTCTCCCCTACGAGCGCACAGAAAAAGGTCAGCCATCCTTTACTAAAGGGTTTCTCTCTGACCATCCGTCAGAACTGGCGCAACTTATCGTGCAAGCCCGTAACCTCAACAAAACCTCTGGCACATTTATCAACACTATTCTCAAGCATTGCCGCTCAGATGGTCGTATTCACGCCCACATAAACCAAATCCGCTCCGACGATGGCGGCACGGTCAGCGGTCGTATATCCATGAACCATCCCAACCTACAGCAAATCCCCGCACGGGATCCAGAGCTAGGCCCCATGATCCGCAGCCTCTTCCTACCAGAAGAAGGCGAGCAGTGGGCCGCAATTGACTTCTCGCAACAAGAACCGCGGATCTTGGTTCATTACGCGCACCTGTTTGGTGAACAAAGAGGTCGTCCGCTCAAGGGCGCAAAAGAATTTGTAGATAGCTACAATGAAGATAGCAGCACAGACTTCCACACGATGGTCGCAGAGATGGCGCAAATTCCACGCAAACAGGCCAAGACAATTAACCTTGGCATGATGTACGGCATGGGCGTGGCAAAGCTCGCGGACCAATTAGATATTCCCGTGGACGAAGCCAAAGGTCTGGTTTCCCAGTACCATGACCGTGTGCCTTTCGTTAAGGGTCTGATGCACGGGGTGATGAACAGGCTTAACGAAAAGGACAGTCGCGGGGCGCTGCGCTCGCTTCTGGGCAGAAAACTACGCTTTCCGTTATGGGAGCCCGACACGTTTGCCATGAACAAGGCGCTGCCATACGAGGAAGCCGTGAAAACATATGGCGACACAACACGCTTAAAACGCGCTTACACATACAAAGCCTTGAACCGTTTAATTCAAGCGTCCGCCGCGGACATGACCAAGCAGTCTATGGTCAACATATATGAGAGCGGGCGGATTCCTTTGATACAAATCCACGATGAAATCGCCATGTCAGTTGCAGACAGAAATGATGCAAAAAAGGTTGCAGAGATGATGCAAAGTGCTGTACCATTAAGTGTACCTAGCCTGTGTGACGTCGAAGTAGGCCCATCTTGGGGTGAAGCCGTCTAGTCATGTTAGTTCTGCTCATGGACAGATCGCCTGTCTTAACTCCCGTCCATTAGGTTTCGCACTGTTGGACGGGTTTTTTCCTTGCTCTCCCCCATAACATCCTATATTGTTGGTTAAAACTAGAGAGGTTCACATATGGATACCGATAAATGGAAAAGCGTTCTTGTCCCAATTGAGGTGTACAAGGAAATTAAAGCGCTCTCACAGACCGAAGGTCGAACAATTAGCGGTCAATTGCGGATTATCTTCGAAGCATACAAGCGCGAACAAGAAAGCGCTTGACTTATCCCATACACTTCTATATTCAGAGCGTACCTCATAAAAGATTTGATTGCGCCCTGAAGTTTACTTTGGGGCGTTTTCATGTCTAACCAAGACGATTATCTTATCGCGCTTAAAGAAACTAATAAATTTATTGACGATATGATGGACGCGGACCTCGAAGCAGGGGCCGCGTACACCGGAATTATTACCGCCGCAATCTTCCGCCTACTCAAAGGTTGTACCGATAAACAAGACGCAACAGGCATTATCGGTGCCGCAATGGCCTCGGCCAGCGCACATGTAGAGATGGAAGAAGGGATTTTATCAGATATTCACTAAGGGTATTGACATTATCCTATACCCTCGCATATACTCCTTTACGTTAACAACGCTAACCAAAGGAAAAAAGATATGCGGAATGTTAGAGTACACTTTGAAGGCATCGCCCCTTACAGCCAATCTAAAATGCACGAGGAGCCCAAGCTCCCCAAAGAAACTGCCGACGCCTACGAAACCAGAACGTGGCGTTCTAAATGCACCGTCGATAAAGACGGCAACATCATTATCCCCGCTATGGCTATCAAGTTCAGCCTGTCCGCCGCTGCTAAAAAACTAGGAACACAGATTCCGGGCCGCGGTAAATCAACTTATACAAAATACTTTGAAGCGGACGTCGTACCGCTCAACGATCCCAAGCTTGAAACCAAACAAGCCGACGTCAGAGGTGAACGCCTCAACGTTAATTCTGATGGCGTCAGAGGATCCGGTAAGCGCGTCTGGCGCACCTTTCCCGTCGTGGACACAGGATACAAGTCTTACATTGATTTTATGATCATGGATGACACCATCACCAAAGATGTATTCGAAGAGGTGTTCTACGCCGCGGGATCAGGTATCGGCATTGGTCGCTTCCGCCCAGAAAAAGGCGGAACTAACGGTCGCTTCCGCGCCGTAAAGTTTGACTGGCAATAATCATCGCGTCGCGCCGTACTACGGCGCTTCGCTGCGCTCCGCAATTCAACTCAAGGATTTGTTATGTACAACGCAACTTGTCTCTGGGCACCTCAACGACTCGCAACGCGACTTCGCGTATTGCAACGCGCCTCAATTCAACGCAACGATTTGTTTGTTACTTTTCGCATCTTCGCGCTCCGCCTCTCAACGCGACTTGTCTCGGCGCGGTGCGACGCACCTCTCCGCAACGCTACTCAACGATTTGTTTGTTACAACGCCTCTCCACGCGGCTCGGCTTCTCACAGGGCACCACGGCTCCCCGCCGCTCACCGCGCCTCAATTCAACTCAACGATTTGTTTGTTACTTCGCGTCGC